GCAGGGATCCCCTGAGGCATGGTGGCGATACCGGTCAACACGACCCTGTCTTTCGCGCTGTAAAGCGTGGTGGTGGAGTCTTGGACCGCATAAGGCATGACGATCTCAAAAGAGATCTGCCTGGCGGTTTTGGGACCATTCCACTTGCTTGTCAGTTTGAAAGAAGACCGAAGTCCAACGGGAAGTCCCGCGGCGGCGCCCGTGTCTTGACGCCATACGGCGGGGGAGCTTTCGCCCCCCGAACCCGCAATAGCGTCGTACACGATATCCGTCGTCGTATCCGCCTTTTTGACGGTAATGGATGCCATGGTCGGCATGTAAGCCTTTCGGTGCTAGGAATGAATAATTCACTAGTCATGGAGGAAAAGAGACTACCTAGTCTTGAAGAACTGAGACAGCAAAGCTGACGCAGTCACTCCGCGAATAGCCGATGGTAGCCGAAGAGGTTTGACCTGGAACGTCGGTGAATACAAGTGATTCACGCGACTTACGTAGATACCATTGCCGCTATAGTTACGAATCGGGTTCACACCTGGTGCCACGGTATAACCGGGGTTGACCACGTTTGTTCCTGACTCATAACTACGGACGATGAAGGTAGCATACATACGTTCCAAAGTCATGCCAGCGAAGTCAGAGAGCGACCGGAGCACATCTCCAACATTCGAAAACCAATCAACAACAAAAGAGAAAGGTACCACTTCCCACGCAAGACTAGCCGGGTTGATTAAACCGAACTGGTCCAGTGAGTGAAGTGTCCCACTTGTGATTGCCTTAACCGTACCACCCTGTTTACACAGGTATTCTGTTCTCCACTGACCAAAGTCAGACACAGAGCCCAGATTACTCGAGTAACCAGCAGTACGGACGGCAGTCGCAACGCCCTTCGTTGCAGCAAATTTCTTGATCGGGTTATTGAGCACATCTGCAGAGTCATAAATGTCTCTGAGAAGCGGCTCCCAACCAAAGTGGTACTCAAGCCAATTATTGGCCCAAGACTTACGAAGGTTGATGCCCTTGGGGATGAATTTCATCCTCAAGGTCTTCGCTGCTTCACCGAAGTGAAGCTTGCGAACCTGGTTAGTAAATTTGCCGAGGGTAACAAGCGAGTTAGTCATCATGTCAAGTGATTGGCGATACTCGACAAAATCGACACCAAGACCCGCAGAATCATAAGTATTACTCCGGAACTTTTCGTAGGATTGATTCACTACGTAATTTCCGAGGTTCTGCTCATAATTCGCTAGGATCATGGCATCCGCTTGATGACGTGGCCCACCGATAGTATCAAAGCCGGTTCCGCCTGGGGAAATGAATCCGCAGCCGTAATCGTAAGGCAGAGGCAAGTTATAAGGGGCTTTTTGCCAACTTTTTGCCTTACGGCGATAGTAGACAATGTAGCCCCCGTAATTACTCTGATTTACAACAGTGGCCCTGGTACCTGATGGTGACGTCATGATTGGTTAACCCAGTAGCACTTGAGGGGAGGTTTCCTCCCCGCTACTAGAGAGATAAGGTCCTCCTTCCGTTACATCGCAGGGATGTGAGCAATATCACGAAGGAAAGCAACGCGTGATTCAAGAGCCTCGCTGGGCAATGAGCCCAGATCTCCTTCATGGACAGCAAGCCCGTGTTTCTTGGCGGCAATATTGGCATAGAACCGATATTGCATCTCCAAGAAGACACGGTGGTTGGCATCCAAAGGATCCGAAGATTGAACAAGCGCTGATTTCCGACTTGACATAGCAAACTCCTGTGATGGCGGAGAGAGG